TCATGCTTGCTGGTGTTCGGCTGGCACGTTGGCATTGCGGGCTTCCTCCTTCCCCTCAGCATCCTTCATGAGCGCTTCCCAATAGCTGCCCTCGCTGGTCTCGTCTTCAACCCAGCTGTCAAAGCTGGTTTCGCCTCGGTATCTGTAAACCCGCATGGCTTCCTTACCAGTAGTAGGACGTAGGCTCAAGGGCTGCTTTGAGGGCTTTACGGACTGCAAGGTCAAGCTGCGAGTACGATCCTTTGTTAGTAATCAGCCTATTTGCCATGCTTGGCGCGATAGACGTTTCCGAGGGATGCTGGTTAACCGGGCTTACCCCGTCGCGCTGAACTAGCCAGACTTCCCCACCCAGGTTCTGAATCTCCTGAACTTCGTTGGCGTAGCGAACGTCCGTCACAACAATGTCTTGCTCTAGATGGCTATCCAGGTTGGCAGCGTTAATCCAAACCCGATCCCCAAGAAGGTCTCGGCTTGCCTGTCCAAGGGTTTGAAGAACTACCCGAACCTCTGAGTGCTGTTTGATTTCATCCCAGTTGAAGCCGGACTCAATAAACAGGGTGGCAAGGCTGAAATTCTCTGGCCTAGTAGTCTTGTTGATTGTGACTCCAGGGTCAAGCATCAAAGCAAGCTGCTTGACTTTGTCTGCGAACGCAACCCGCCTGAACCCGAGACGGGTTACAAGAATCTGCCCGATTGTGTCTTTACCAACTCCGGCATGTCCGGCTAGTCCGATCAACATCTAGCTAACCTCCAGTACGAGAATCCCGGCTTGCCTTGCTTTAGTCTTCATGTCTTCTGTTCCTTTGCCTCCAGGGAAGGCAATAAGAACGTCTAGGCCGCTGTCTACCATCTCTCGGTTTCTGCGTGGTCCGGCCGCTAGCCCGTACCGCGTCCAATCGGCTACGAATCTTTCTTGATTCCAGTAGAACTGTTCAGAGACGATGCCGCTGGCTAGTGCGTCGGCCCCGGTTGCGTCTCCAACGACCAACGTATTTCCGCCTATGGGCGCATTATCGAAGAGGCGCAAAGTCTCGTATATCTTGTCAAGGTTGGCGTATTTCCGTCCGCCAGTTACTCCGATCCTCACTCAGCTACTCCCATTCTGGTGCGCACCACCGACAAACCGTCTCAAGGTTGCTCAAGCTGTCGGATTGGTACGGGTCTCGGCGAACAACTCGAAGCTGTTCAGGCGCTACCCGCCTACCGCACTTCTTGACGCAGCGGTTACCATCTCGTTCTTTAACTTGCGGGATGTACCACTCATAGGGCTTCTCTAGCATCAGAGCACGTACTTTCTGTTTGAGCCTGGGTCTTCATAAAGACTCCCCCAACTTCGGCCTTGCGCCTCAGCTTCAGTAGAGATCATGAGTCCTACCATTTCTTCTTGCATCAACTTGTTGGTCTCGCTGGCTGCTTCCTGCTCCAGCTCAGCCGGAACCGAGAACACGACTTCATCGTGAATCGGCAACCTGATGTACGGCGAGTAGCCTGCTGCGTCTAGGCGGAGCAGACCACGACAGGTAACGTCCCGAGCTGTGCTCTGAACCAACGCGTTCGTTGCGGAGTAGGGCCGCTCTTTGTCGATGAGCAGTCGTCGGCCTGAAGGCGAGACAACATAGCCTTGTATGCACGCCTGCCGTTGCGCCTGAGCGCTGAACTTCTTAACACCAAGGTAAGTTGCCTTGAAGGCTTTAAGAGCCTTAGCGGCTTCCTCAGGGGCTACCCCGAACGGCTCAACAATGGCACGAATACCGCCACCAAAAACAACCGCGAAGTTCGTACCTTTACCGGCCTTCCGGCTTACCCCTGCTGCATCTGCGGTTACCTGGTGTAGGTCTTTCCCATCACGGAAAGCCTGAAGCATGACTTCATCACGGCTCAAAGCCGCAAGCACTCTCAGCTCTTGGGCTTGGTAGTCGGTACTTAACGTGACATGCCCTGCTTCAGCTAAGAAGCAATGCCGGATACTGGCTTCCGAAGCTGGCAGAGTTTGAGCCGGGATACCGGTTATCGACATTCGCCCGGTTCGAGCCTGAAGCGTTCTAATACTCGGATGGCAGTATCCGTCCGCGTCCACAGACTCTAAGAACGTATCCACCCAGGTAGCCCGCCACTTGCCCGCGCGCTTCGCTTCTGAGACTGCCTTAGCAAGCTTCGCAACCTCTTTGTCTCTGCTTCCTAAGGCTGCTTCCAAGACGTGCTTATCTGCGCTCTCAGAGCCCTTGTCGGTAGTGCTGAAGTCGAGCCAACCGCGAGCTTTGAACGCGTCAATGACTTGCTCAGCAGAGTTGACGTTCTCGACTCCGAGAGACCTAGCCGTGTTGACCGACCTGGTTTCGGTTGCTCGCAGCTTGGCGCTGAGCTTCCTCGTGTACTCCAAGTCAAGCAGGTAGCCGTGATCGCTGACTTGAGTACAGACCCGCTGTACCTCGTGTTCAAACTCAATAAGGCTCCGAGACTGGATAGGCACCAACGGCTCTAGTCTCTGCCACAGCCGGTAAGTAAGTACCGCGTCCATACCGGAGTACAGCAGGTACTCAGGGTCTCGGCTGCTGATAGAACTGAACAGTTCACCCTTGCTGAGGCGGAGCCGTTTAGCCATGTTGCCCATGCTGGACTTGACTTCATCAGCCGTGGTCTTGTCGATGTAATGCGCTGTGAGGTCTTCTAGGCTCTCTCCGATTCCGCCAACCTTGACGGAACGGGAATCAATGAGCTTCGCAAGGATCTTGGTGTCAACCGTCTTGCTGAACGTCTCAGAGAACGGAATACCCCAACACTGTTTAACCACGGCTAGGTCAAAGGATGCGTTCTGGATTACCAGGCGCTCAGCGTGCCGTAAAGCGTTGACCGCGTACCAAGTGGCTTTAGCGCTTCGCTCAACCGGCAACACCCAGGATTCGTTAGCGTTCCCGAACTGGGCGAGCCTCACCCGAAACCTGTTGCTGTAAATGTCCAAGCCGGTTGTCTCGGTATCAAACGCTAGAACCGGGTTGGCTTTCACGAAGCTGACGAACTGGTCTAGGTCTTCATCATCTTCAACCACGTTGATAGTGATCGGAGATTCTTTGATCTTGTATCGAAGAGTTTTCGTCTCTGTTCTCCTCTCTTGCGCAAGAAGGAAGGGGCAGAGCCCGAAAGCTCTGCCCCTCTCAGCTAGTTAGCCCAAACCAACGTGTCGCAAGCGCTGGGGTCTTTCCAGTTTGCGACTTTCAGCGGGCATTTGAAAGCCTTGTACAGCTTGCCGCCTCCCTTGGCCTGCCACGTGTCATACACGAGCGGACCGTGAGCACACGCCTGAGAGCTTGTCGGCTGGTTCTGTGCAGGCTGAGCGGCTGCCTGATAGGACGGGGCAGCAGCAGCTGGGGTAGACGGGGCTTCAGCCCCGGCAGCTTTGTTCAGAAACTCAGCAATCGTGATGAGGTCTGCCCCGATCACATCTTGAGCGAGGCTCTTAAAGCCTTTAGCGTCTGCCGCTCGCACCGTGAACAGCGAGCCACCCACTTTGAACGTGAAGGAAATCGGGGCTTCCGGTAACGAGACCACAGGGGCAGCAACTGGGGCTTCAGCGGTCTTCGGAACCTCAGCATTAAAAGGATCGGTAGTGAAGTCAGTCATTAAGGTTTCACCTTTCCATATTTGGCGTATTCGCCACCAACACAACTAATCAAGTCTTCTTCAGGCCAGTTCTCAAACCGGCAAGGGCGCGGCCCTTCGTTGCCGACTAACAGCCACTCGCCGTAAAGCGAGTTCTGAAACCGGTACAGTGTCGCAACCTGGTTAGCCGCAACCATCAGGGATTTAGTATTTTCCAACAGGACTCACTTAGTAAGCAGGAATCAAAGTGTCGACAAGGCTTTTCGAGCCGACCCAAGCTAGCCGTTCATGGTGCCAACGAGACTTGTTTTCACCAATGCGGTTCATCTCGATAGCCAAGCGATCAATAGACCTTGACAGCGCCTTAGAGGCCGCTCCTGGCTGCTTGTACTCAGCTAGCCGGCTCAGGTATGCGTTACCAATGATTTCCCGGTCTTCCTCTGAAAGTTCCCGGAACGCTGTCACAAGATCCGACCGGCCTTCAATATCCCCATCCCGAGACACTAGAGCGTCATTCTCAAGCAAGAATCGTACTTCTTTAGGGGCATAGAAGTGCCGGTCATCTCGTACCGCTCTAGAGGCAATCTGTTTTCCGCACAACCGCTTACCCTCCCGAGAGAGGATCATCAACGGGTTACCGCCTTCAGCCCCGAACGTCTTGATACGTTCACGGTTCGCCCAAGCGTATTCACAAAGGTCTTGATAGATGTCTTCGTATTCTAGACTGATGTACTGACGTGACAGGCTTTTCGCTGCTTTCGTGATATCAGGTAGAAGCTGCTCGAACTTGCAACCTACTGCCATCGTTTCCCTTCAAAGATAAAAGATCCGTCACGACTCATAGGCACACCAACAGGCGTGACCTTGCTGCCGTCAACGTAAAGAACTCCAAAACCGGATTGCCAGTTAGCTACCCCGGTTTTCTTCACAATGTAATCTGCTTTCCGGACATCCATCATGTTGCCGACCTCAAAGCCTGAAATCATCTTGGCTTTAGCTGAGTATCCGGTTGTCTCGTGGGCAATACCCATCCTGTGGGTATGCCCCATAACCAAGCTCTTGCCGATCTTCCGAGCTCCAGCCATCGCGGTACTTCCCGAGAACTGGCGAAGCGGGATTCCTAGATGTCCGTGAGTGGAAACCCAGCCGGGGGCAATGTCATAGAACCCGCCTAGGTCTTCAACTCCGAACCCATCAAAGTCAACTAACCGGCCGTAATAGAACGGGTTCTCCTTCTCGGTTTTAGTGTCGAGAGCTGGCGCGTAGCGCTGCTGGTAAGCCAGTGGCCTAAGGTCATGGTTGCCGATGTGCATACCGATAGGACCGCTGTAAGCCTCCCTGAGCGGCTGGAAGTACACGCGCTTAGTCAGCTCAGCATCTCGCCAAACCGAACCCTCAAACTCACCCCTAGAGTCTTTCGTCCACCTGGAAGGCTGGGGGAAGTCGGTAAGGTCTCCGATATTCAGCACATAGTCAGGTTTGTAATCTCGGATAAACCTGATGTGTGCCGTAACCTGTTTAGGGTTGTGATAAGGCAACTGTAAGTCAGGCGTGATAACGATTCTCTTCATGCTCTCCTAGCTATGCACAAGTTGGTGAATGAAGGTTTCCCCTTCAACTTGCAGTGTCTTGTTAGTGTCGCCATGAGGCATGACGATTACCTGGGTGTTCTGAGTTGATGAGGATACTTTTTCGGCGAACTGTTCCCCGGCTTTGTTGTCGTCCTGGAGGACATAAACCCGCTTGTAGCCTCGCAGTAGCCGGGGCATCCATGCTTCCCAACGGTGAACACCTGGAATGCCGATTGTCGGCAACCCTGCTTGCTCTGCGCTCACCGTGTCTAAAGCTCCTTCCACGACGCAGACGTACTCTGTGTCTCGCAGCAGCGCAGCAGGGTTGTACAGCGTCGGGGTATCGCCCTTGTGAAACAGGTAGCGTGTCCCTGCTGCGTCTCCGATGCTGCGGTACTGGATACCAACGACAGACCAGCCGTGAACCGGGCTATAGGTCTGGTAAGGGATGCTGATTCGCCCAACCATGCCGTGATCCTGTGGCGCGGCTGGTTTACTGACGAAACCTAGGCCGAACCGCTTTAGAGTCTCTGGCTTGAGTGCCCGTTCTCGCATCAGATACTCTAGGGCGGTTTTGCCGCCCTCGCTGAACAGCTGGTGTCGGTAGCTCTTCGCCATACTCAAGAGCAATGCTTTCGAGTCTGCGTTTAGCGTCTTCACGCGATAGGCTCTCCGTTTCTCTCAAAAGCTTCTGACAGTCCCCCGAACGTCCGCAACCGTGACAGAGAAAAGCGCCTAGAGCCGGGTTGACTCTGGCGCTCGCGTTCGTCTCATCATGGTAGGGGCAGAGGATAGAGACCCAACGGTCTTCTTCGGTTAGCGGTTTTCCGCTGTACCCGTGTTCGATTAGTACGGCTTGAATGAGAGACATGCTATGTCCCTGGTTTGAATCTTCCGAGCTGGAAAGCTGGAGGCTGGTTAAGATAGCTTATTGCTCTGCTAAACATTGCCGGATCATCCCGAGCATGGCCTAACAGCCGGTTACACGGCTTGCAGAGTAAGCCCCGAACGTACCCGGCTACGTGGTCATGATCTACGGCTAGCCGTCTGGTCTTGCCGGTAGCCCGCTCGCAGATGTAGCAGTGTCCGCCCTGAAGCCGGTACAGCTCCTCATAGGCTCCAGCAGGTAACCCGTAGACCTCTAACACCCTTGCCGCATGAGCGGCCTTAGAGCGGGCTTCCAGGACCTTCAAATGATGGGTATGGCAACGCCCAGCCGGGTGAGGCCGGGCGCATTTACAACGTCGTTTGCTTGTGGTTCCCTCTGCTAAGCAGTCAGGGCAGTTCTCAGCTCGCGTGTGTCCCTCCTAGCTGATGAGTTGAACTTCCTTGTCCCAAGTCATAGTCAGGTACTCGGAAGCTCCAGGGAAAGCCCTGCCGTTGCTGTTCTTCGCAACGACAGCGCCTAGCGTTCCTTCCTCCGGCTGAAACAAGTTCAACACGAGACGGGCTTGTTTGCCGATCTTGCCTAGTAGGGCAGAGAGCGGAGGGGCTAGCGTCGAATCCTCATACACTCCGGTTAGGTGGTGCAAGAGCACAACAGCAGAGTTGGTTACCCTAGCCAACTCATGGAAGTAATCCACGGTTGCGCTGTGCCGCTGGTGTTCTCCCCCATCGCCTACCGTCTCCGCGTACACATCCCTGATGTTGTCAAGGATGATGAGGTCTGGCATATGCCCGTGAACGGCAACGTACCCGGTTAGTTCGGCTTCGATGTCCTCATACGTTGGGCTTGCTTGGAAGCACCATTGAATATGGCTGAGCTGCTTTGAGCTTTCTAGATGCTGGTTATACGCTTCTCCCTTGGCTCCAAAGTCTCTAAGAACATTCCGGGTTTCTCTTGCGGTTAGGCTCGCGATGATACGAGGACCGATAGTCATGATGTCTGAGTCTGGGGACAGGTACAGGATTGAGACCTGTTCCCGAACCGGCTGGGCAATACAATAGTTGGTGATGAGCGCGGTTTTCCCGCCTCCAGGCGCAGCGGCAACGATAGCGACTTGACCACGCCTGAAGGCAACGCCAGCGACTTCTAACGCCCCGAAGGGTTGCGGTAGTGCCCCGCCGTTCTCAGGGGCTTCCAGCAGGCTTCTATAAAGACTTTGAGCCACTAGGCTTAGCCCTCCGAGATTCCGGCTTCTTTAAGCTCCTGCTCTCCCATGTCTCGATTGAGAAGGAAGGAAACCAGAGACGCCACCATGACAGGGTTAGTGTAAGCCAGCATGACGTTTTCAACGAAGATGTATGTAAGCCGCTTTTCAGGGTCAACAATCCCCCGGCTCTTCAGATCTTCCCTGAACTTGGTAACAGTCTCCTCGTAAGCCTCGTTCATTTCTGCGAGCCGCTGAGAACGCTCAGCCGACTTGTACTCGCTCTTCTCGTTAGACATACTTGATTCCTTACTCAGATACAGCGAAGGGCACACCTGCTGGTGTGCCCCGGTCTTACGCGCCCTAGTCCGGTCTTGAATCGGCGGAGTCGTACTCGCTAGGACCACCTATAAAAACTGCTGGCTCTCGGCTTGACGAGTCAGCTTGCAGTAGAGATTGAACGCCTTTCCTTGCTTGCCCCCGATGTTGGCGGCTAGAAGCTCTTCAAGCTGTTCCCACTCGTCAACAGAGAGCTTGAGCGAAAGCGTTTGTTCTCCAGCAACTTTTTTGGCGAACCGGGTTGCCGCTGCTTTAGCTGGTCCAAGATCGCTGTAGCTTTCGGAGAACCGTCGTACCCCGTGTGCATCCCTGATGCTCAGGTACTGCCCTTGAATGAAGTAGGTGTTTCCCTTGGCGTCTGTGGCTAGAAGTTCGGCATCTTGCCACGTGTCGCCTTCTAGCCGGTACGGCTTAACCGTCTGCCAGTCGAGTTTCATCTTCCTACCTACTTCCGCCGGAACCAAGAAGTGAACCGGCGACGGGGCTTGCCTTTGTTAGCGATGTGGGCAAGGCCAGCAGCCATGCCGACAACAGCAACCGGGATAGTGGATACGAAGGAAGTAATCCACCAAGGGGCTTCTGTCACGCCTGCCGCGCTCAGCAGGTGGTACGCAACCTGCCCGAAAGCCCCGGTAGCGAGTGCCGCGAACGCAGACCACTTAGCGAAGCTCAATGCTTCCTTGGCTGCCTTGCCGCTTAGCCAGACGTACAGCGCGTAACCCGCATACGCCTCCATGCCGATCGGAAGGGTAATGACCGTGTTAACAGTCAAGCCGTCTCCGATACCCGGAAGCAGGTTGACCGTTCCGAACCCTGCGAGTTCTCCGAGTCCAACCCAACCACTCCAGATAGCTACAAGGGCAGAGAGGAGAAGCAGGTACAGCGGCCAGATGACAACCCTCTCGTCAGTCTCGTCTGCGGCAGCTTCAGCGGGCTTCTCAGCCTCGCTCTCTTCCGCCTGGTCCTCTTGCTTAGGCTCCGCTTCAGGTTCGGGAGAGTCGGTCTCAGGGGCTTTCTCAGGTTCGGGCTCTTCCTGCTGCGGCTCCAGCTCGGCTGGTTCCGACCCAAGCCGCTTCTTCAGCTTGTTCAGCAGGCTGCTAGCTGTCGGCCTAGGGATGTACACCCCAGCTTTTTCGATGAACTCGCGAACCGTATTCGTGGTTGAGTTATCCAGCCCTCCAAGGGCTTGCACTGCGAGCCGTACCCGTTCCTCGTGATTGGGCGCGTTCAGGATTGTTTCTGTGAGCGTCATCTTCGTTCTTTCTGAGGGGAAGTTTCTGAGGCAAGCAGGGAGCAGGGTTTCTAACCCTGCTCCCCTCGCTATAAGTTGTGGTTACCCGTGGTAACCCGGCTGGCAAGCCTGATGAGGTTGGCTTGCAGCTCGGTAGCTAGCTGGTCCGGCCGGTTCGGATGCCGGACAATGCGGCAGCCGAGATACGCCGCAATACAGTTAGCTTCCTTGAACCATGCCCTTGCCCGCTCAGCGAACATCTCTGCGTTTTCGGTTTCTTCCTGGAAGCGCCTACGCCGCTCCCATTGCCGACTAAGCCGGTAGCAGTCGAACGCGTGATTCAGCGCATCCGGCGCTTCTTGCACCGTGGTATACTGCTCTTTCACCTTTTCTCGTCTCTTTGTGGTTGACGCGGATTTGGTGGTTCAGAGGGGAACGGAGTTAACGGCTCCGTTCCCCTTCTCTTTGCTCTTAGCCTTAGGCTTTAACTCGGGTTTCGATGATCCTCACTTCAAGAGCGCTGTCATACGAACCGATCGTTTCCAAGGCTTTTCCCGCGAACTGCCTTACCAGTTCCTCTGAGGTCTTGTGGCTATTCCGGAACTCATTCCAGAACTTGGGGCTTGACTTGCCCCGCCACTCTGCGTACCACCCGATGTAGTACTCGTCAGATTCTTCGGTAAGCCACTTGGTGACCTTGGGAATCTCCACTTACTGTCCCTTCGTTGGTTCTCACCTAGACTCACCTGGTTTAGATGCGTCCTGGTCAGCTCCCGCTAGGGGTGCATCATCCTGCTAGACCTCATGCGCTTCGGTCACAGTCGAACTCCTAGCGGATTAGACAAGTCCCTGTCCGTTTAGAGCTGATGCTTCTTTATTCGGTGGCTTCCCCGGCTGTTTCACTGGTCTTGCTCGTGTCCGGCTGGCCTTGTGAGCACAACTTTACATGGTACATACGTACTATGTCAAGCAGGGTCCGAAGATTTTTCAGCAAGCCGGTTTACCTGGTATTACGCACGCGAAAAGCCCCGCCGTAGTGGGTACGGCAGGGCTGTGTTGCGACTGCTTAAGCTTGCAGATTACTGCTGTGTGATGTCGTCGGCAGTCTCCTCGGGCGGTTCCGCCAGTCCTGGTGAAGACGCCCAGACGAGTACCCCATCATCAGCGTCATCAGGCCAAACCTCAACGATCCCCGGAAGCGGTTGACCCTCCTGCCAGCCTGGAGGTTTAAGCCCAATGCTGAGCGCGTAGTCTGCCAGCGTGTGCGTGTCTAGATCAGTGTCCAACCGATCGGCAAGGCGCTCCGCTTGCTCCGGATCTTCAGTAACCACGTAGTACTGACTCACTTGACCGCCTCTCCCGTTCCTCGGTACCGAACACTATAAGGGCTCCCGTTTTCGGGGATAGTCCAGACTACCAACGAATACCCTTCAGGGAGCATTGCGGCAATGGACTTGTCACAGGTTCCGGGGTCTTGCTTGGTCTTCCCGCAAGCCGGTAGGTTCAAATAGAGAACCGCCTCTTTGACTCGCTTCTCACGCATCCAAGCCGTAACCTGCCCCTCAACATGCCAGCGGGAAACATGTTGCGGGCTAGATGCCCAAGGTTCTTTTAGATCCTTGTGAGAGACTTCAGGGTTAGCCCTCCAGACCCGATTATCTAGAGAAGCGCCGTTAAGTCCGTACAGCTTCCCTCTTGCACTTGTACGTCCTTCAGTGTTTTTAGGCCACCCGAGCTTGCGTATCTCATCTTCATGTTTGCGGTTTCGCTTGCGAGGATGAAACGGGGTAGCGGCAGGCTCGGGCTTTCGGGTAGCAGTAGCGCCACCTCTAGAAGTCAGTAAACCCTTAAGCGCTTCCAGGCGTTGCCTGAGATTGTCGAGCGAATCAGCCAAACCGTTCGCTTGCCCGGTTAGAGATTCCGTATCTTGCGCGATGTTGTTTGCTTCTGTTGCGAGGTCCTGAACACCAGCGGTTGCAAGCATTGTCGCCAGGGAGTCAATCCCATCTTTCGAAGCGGCGATTTCGGTAGCAAGCTCACGGGCTTGCTCCGCGTTCGCGCTAACCGCGCTTGCCGACTCATCCACAGATGTCATACGCGCATCTCCTCGTGTCTGGGTGCTGACAGGTTACGGGATTTCCGCAAGTGAATCAAGAGCGACCTAACAACCTCGCTACGCCGTATCTTCCCGAATATACGAAACAGCCCGGTCGTGTCCACCTTCACGGCCGGGCTATTCCCTCTGTTCAATTGTGGCTCTCGGGAAAGCTTGGCTACTAACCGAGCCGACTAGGCGACGTTCGCCAGGGCGGCAACACGGCCCTGGAGTTCTGTCCACGCGGTGGCTGTTTCTTCCGCCTGACGCCGTAGGGTCTCGGCGTCTTCCTTCAAGGTAGAGGCTGCTGCTCCGGCTTCCTCTGCGCCGAGCGCGGTAAACGCGGTTGCGACGGCGTCACATTTGTCAGCCGAAGCGGCGGACGCGTGGGCAAGATTCTCCGCTTGCTCCGCCGCGCCTGCTATTGCCGTAGCAGCTTCCTTGATTGCACTCACCTGTTAGTTCTCCTTTTCTGAGGGTCATACGACAGACTTTCTGCCATACGAGAAAAGCTGAAGGGGAGGCAACCCCGATCCCTCAGAGGCTGCCTCCCAATGCCGCTACGCCTGTCAACATCAAACTGCGGCTCTCGACGCGACTACGCCCGATAACTCGTGGAGCCGCGTTGAGAAGTAGTTACGTGCGTGGCGATTGGTTGTAAGAACCCGGACTTTCGGCCTCCGGTAGCTCATCATCTTCCGGACATCGAATCAAACTCACCCAAGCCTTGCGGATCGCCTCCCGCCATGCCGTCAAGTCCGGATCTCCTTCAGCGTCGGTTTCCATCAGCTAGGCCATTCGCTTATACACTCGGTTGGATGAGGGTCTAGCCCGGCTATTTGCTTCGTGATGCTGTCTTTCCAGCGTTCATCATTGCCGAAATCAGAGTGCCATATAACCGTTACTACCTCATTGACGATATCCGTAGTTCCGACGACAGTACGCATTCCCTGGTAATGCTCAACGAGCTTGGCGGGTACCGGATACCAGAAATATTGTTTTGGCCCGTTAGTGTCGGGCCAGTATCCGCTAACGAAGACCCAAAGCTCTGCGTAGGGCTTTTCTGGCTTCCGTGGAACCGTCAGGTTCATCAAGCCTCCTTGTGGCCTGTTTCGGTAAGGAGCCCCGCTAACGGCTTAACTGGGTTCCCCTTCTTGGCTGGCCGTCAGAGCGAGCAAACTTCCCTAGCGAGCCGGGGCGCCAGGGAAGAAGACTCGACTAAGATCCTGCGGCGGACTGATACAGCTGCCCGACTGGCTGCTGTCGCGGAGCTGGAGCGGGTTGCCGCCGGGGGCGCGGTAGGCGCGGGGTTGCCTCAGACGGGGCGGTGTTCCACTGCTGCTGTGCTGCCCATGTCTGGAGCGTCGGTGTCACGTTGTCAACTTCGGGACAGTGACCCGCCAACGCCCATGTGCGGGGATTCTTCTCCGAGCATGGCTTGCACCAAATCGACTTGCCGTCACTCACGTGTTCGGCCTTGATCCGTTCGGCTTCAGCTACGTCTTCTGCGGTAACAGGTCGCATCGGATCGTGTCCTTTCAATGTGTGTTCGGATGAGAGGTAGCCGGAGCGGGTTTGAGAACAACCCGCAAATACGCGAATATGAAACCGCTCCGGCTACCTCAGGTGAGCGGGGCTCTCTCGTGTCCTGAGGTCTCTGGGAATGACCTGCCCCGCTCACGTCTTTATGCGGCTTGGCTCCGGCTTAGGAAGTCGCGAGCTGCCGCGCTCCGCCGTTCATCTTCCGCCTGGAGCCGCTGTTCTCTCGCCTGCCGTTCGAGCCGCGCTTGCTCCATCTGGTCAGCTAGTTCAGCCGATCGCTGTTCGGCCTCCAGCCTGCGGCGCTCCGCAAGCAGCCAACGGGGAACGCCTGTCGAGCTGTGCCGAACCTTCCAGCGGGCAACCTCAAAATGGCTGCCACCTGTTGGGTACGGCTCCCCCAACGGGTACGCCTTCTGCCACTGCTCCAGTTCCGCCAAAACCTGAGGATCACCAACCGGCTTGACCTGCTGATTTCGCTCAGGCCGGCTCTTTGCCGGCGACTGCCCCGCGGATTGGTCTTGCACAGGCGTTACGCTGCGAAAGCTCTGGTCCAAGCTCATCAGATTTCTACCTTTCCTGAGCTGTGTTCTGCTAGCTCGTTGAGGTCTCGACGGTTGGCCTGTTCGCGCTCCGCCTGGAGCGCGCGTTCAGCAGTCAGCAGGTTGGGGCATTCATCGACGGGCACTAGCGCCCCGAGGATTGCGCGGTGGTACGCGCACAGGCCGTCTGAGTCAGCGAAGTGCTTGCAGCGGACGCGACCCATATAGGCGGCTGCCCGCGTCTGGAGCTGAGACAGGGCCATCACTGCTCGCGCCCAACAGCATTGACGAACCGTTGTATGGCGTGCTCCGCTAGTCCTCGTGTCCACTCATCAAAGGGGCAATCGGGAACCCAACTGACGACAACACCACTGCCGCCAACCTCTGTGGTAGCCAACAGCTTCGGAGAATCTTCCCGACTTGCCTGGACTACCTGAGCGAGGCCGGGGAACCAGAGCACTCCGTCAGCAAGGGACCAGTGCGTTTCCACGGCGTACGAGTTGTCTTGCAGAGCCGCCCTCTTGACAGGCTCAGGCGCTACCGCTGAACTGTTCGGTTTTGCCATGGCTCACCTCCGGTTCTGCCGAGCTGGGACAAGTTGGGATTTGCATTCCTTCAACACCGTAGGTACAGGTCAAGCCCTCAGCCAAGAACAGACTAGATCGAGTGTCGGCAGCAGACCGCAAGAGCGCGTCTCAGGGGCACCCCGTTAGATCCGCTCGCTAGGTCACGGCGCGAGGTCACGATTCGAGAGCGCTTCAGCGGTTCGGAGTGCCTGACCCGCTTGCCGGTTCGCGTGAGCCGCTGTGTCACCATGAGTTCATGGAAGACCTTGACCACGAGGGACAAACAGCGTCAGCGATTGTGCGCCTTAGCCTTCATCGACTTGCGGTAGCTAGAGGGCTCAACAGTGAGCCTGAGGTTGCCCGGGCGGCAGGCGTTCAGCGTTCCGCCGTGCAAAAAATCTTTAACGGAACGCAACAGAAGTTCACTCCTGCAACGATTCTCGGAATGGCGGTCAAGCTCGGGGCGGACATGGATACGGCACAAGCCCTTTACCGGCTGGCTGAACGAACGCAAAGCCGGGAGTCCGCGTTCCAAGAACCCTCAAGCGCGGGTAACGAGCTTCGAGAGACACCGTTTACCTTGATTGAGTGGGCAGCTCATAGCCAAGACATCTACGCTGAGGCGCTGATTCCCGGATGGGGTCAGTGTCCCGAGTACACGGAAAAGCTTGCAGAAGATCACCCGTTCGCTACACCCGAGGGAACGCGCAGGAATCTAGAGGCACGAGCCGCGCGCTTTGCGGAGCTCTTCGATGGCACCGAACGCGCCATTCGTGTAGTCCTGAACGAGGCTTGTTTGCTTCGCATCGCCAAGTACGACTTCTACCCGACACAGGCTGAACACCTAATCCGCCTGTCAGAAGAGTTCAATGTCGGGTTCTATGTTCTGCCAATGGGGGCAGGGCTCCACCCAGGCATGAACGGCAAATTCACGATTCTTGGTGCCAAAGGCCCCACCGGCTACGCGAACCCTGTTGAGCTGGACATTGTTCACCTGGAGGGGTACGGAACTGGAGGGGAGTGGGTGACTGGCGACAAGGTTAATGGGTTTCATAGACTGTTCGGGGTAATCTTGCCTAAGTGTCAAGAACTAGGAGTGTACTGGAATGCTCACAGGTAGTTGGAAGAAACCTTCCCGGTCAAATGATGGCGGCGCGGACAACTGCGTTGAAGCGCGGCTAGACGAGTCCGGCGCGGTTCAAGTTCGGGACACGAAGCTCGGGGCTGAGTCCCCCATCTTCAATTTGAGCCATGCTGACTGGCTGTCTGTGCTCTCAACCGGCAAGCAGTAGCCGGGTTTCAACAAGCCTCTAAGCCCCGGATAACCGAGAGCCCTAGGCAGGACATACAGACGAGACAAAAACCGCCCTACAGGCTTCCTGTGGGGCGGTTTGCTTACCCCTTAACAGGCTCCCAAGCGTTAGGGTATATTCGGCTTAAGAAAGATCGAAGGAGGATGTTAGATGGCACAAAAGATCGTTCTGGTTGACGACACTGACGGTACCGAAGGTGTTGACCACACTGTCAAGTTGGGCTTTGAGGGTGAAACCGTCAGTCTTGACCTCAGCACCAAAAACTACGAGAAGCTGAAGAAGCTCCTCATCCCGTACCTTGAGGCTGGTAGCCAGGTCAAGGAGGAAGCCCCTAGGCGCGGCAGCAAGGCGGCTAAGACCTCCAGCCCTGGCACCAACGCTGAGCGCGTTCAGTACCTCACTAACGTTCGTACCTGGGCGCGTGAGAACGACCGGGAGGTGTCCGACAAGGGCCGCGTTGCTCAGGACATCAAGGATGCTTACGAAGCGGCTACCGGCATCAAGGAACCTGCCTAGCCTTGCTCAAGCAGAAAGCCCCGGCCTTCCGGCCGGGGCTTCTTGCTGTTCCTCGCTGAGACTTCCTAACTTCTCCTCCACAGGCGTTCCGCCTATCGGGTACCCGTCTCGGATGATGAGGGTCAACGGACGCTGCGGGTAGGTCTCTTCAACCGCTCCGCTGGGCACCCTCGTGTGCGTCTGCCCCTCGTACTCATAACGCGCGCCGCTGTCACTGGCGTAATCCCAAGGCCAGCCCTCATGATCTGAGCGGACGTAAACGTTACCGTTGGCGTCAATCACCCAGTCTCCAGGTTTGAAGCTGCTCATTTGCTCTCCTTAAGCTGGTGCTTCTCGGCAATCTCTTCAAGCATCCCGTCAAACGTGTAAACATCTACGCCGTTGTCTTCCCAGCTGTGTATAACCCGCATCATCCCTTGAAGGTCATAGCTGGAGGCTGAAAACCCTTCCTTTTCTAGAAGGGAAAGAGTCGGGTGTTGCTTCACAGCCGAGTTACTTAGAAGCGTGAACGGATTAGGCAGTGTCATGGATTCTTCCTATTGGATCTTAACCTGAGTACCAAGCTAAGGCTTCTCAGATAGTTCACTCTGTCAAAAGAGAAACCAGGCCGGGTAGGTCCGGCCTGGTCTCAGGTTAAACAGCCTCTCGGCAATGTGGCTTGACCGTGCACGTGAAGCACCCGTTAGAAGGGCGGGGCAAGAAGACCCCAGCGGCAATACCTCGCTTAGCCGCGCCGTACAGCTCAGCTAGATATGCCTTGTCGTACCGCCTCACATCAACCGGGCTACAGCTGAGGTCTTTCAACATCACGAACCGGCCATGCGTCACCGTTAGCCCGAACGTTTCCATCAGAGCAACCCGGTAGATTCCGAGCTGTCGCGGATGCTCAGGCTTCTTAGTGCCGGACTTGTAGTCAACCGGTTCAACCGCTCCGCTTTCCCACTCCCAAACCGCATCGATATAGCCGGTCACCTGTTGACCCCCACCTAAGTCAACAGTGAACGGAACCTCCAAGGCAAGTGACTCGTCTGGGAGCTTCCAGACGCGCCACGGTTGCCGCTCCGCCCATGCCGTATATGCCGCTACCTGTTCCGCACCACGTTCTCGCCGTTCGGCAATGTCTCGCTCCCGTGACTTGCGCCCACCTCTAAGCCAGTCATGTTCGTCCGGGTGTGCCTCCAGCTGCTCACTAATCCCAGTGTCGTACTCCGAGAAGAACCGCTCTACCGGGTTGATAACCCGATCGGATCGTTCCCAGTCTTCTAACGCCGTGTGCTCTGCCGTCCCTTGGGTAAACCAGGCGGCTGTTAGCGCGGGCAGACCCTTTACCCGCGATAGCTCAAACGATTTTCCGCAGTTCGTATATTGTTCTAAAGCGCTAAAGCTTTGGCATCTCACCATATTCCACCTTCCATGTTCTGATATGAATCGTCCCGTTGAACTCGGGTGGTTGGGGTACTAGACGTGCATTGACAGGCAAGCGCGCCTCAATCTCTTCACACACCACGCTGTGCGTGTTCTTGCTTCCCATCGGGCGATGCAATGTGATGCCCTGGAGGATGCTGGAATCATAGGTGAACTCGATAGAGCAACCTTTGATTTCGACCAGAACGGCGGGGTCGATGGTTTCGGGCAATGAATGCCTCCTAGGTGGGGGTACAACTAAGGCGCAGAACCCAACGGGTTTCTACGCCTGAATTGAGGCTCGTAATTCAGTTGTAGACGCCTAACAGCTCTTCTTTCTTGATGAAGGGCCTTAGACCGTGCTCGGGCTTGCGAGGAACAAAGTAATAGCCTTGCTCAGTCTCGCTGTCATAGCTCCAGGTCTTAGTTTTAAGACCACGCCCAAACTGCTCCATACGCTCACGAGTAGCTTGGGCTATCGATATTTCGTTTTCATCCTTATCCATAGCCACCAGGTTTTTATGCGTCTGGTGGGTACGGTGCTTTGCCAGAATCTCAACATCTTCAGGGATGTAACTAGGGTGGTAAGCCTCCTTAGGCTGAGGGTTGGTTACACCTGCTTCTTTCAGCACCTTGCTTACAGTTGGCCTGGATATGCCCAGCGTTGCCACGATTTCAACCTGAGTCTTGCCTGCCTTGTAAAGCGCGATGATCTTCTCATTGCGTTCCATGACAGGAACCATACATGGTACATGGGTACCATGTAAAGCCGGATCGGCCCTGGCAATCTTCAGTCAAACCACTATGAACTTCTCAAACATCACGCCTAGCCCCATCAAGGCCAGGCAACCCCCGCGATTGACATAGTACACACGTACCATGTCAAGTTGAGTGCCGACCTGCTTGATTCGTTTCACAGTCGGTGTGACCTGGGAAACGTTGATCCAAACTGGTCAGTCCTGGGAGCCGTAGCGTACGACATAGGGCCGACACGCGCACTCCCCATAACTTCGTTTGAGCCCCTGGAGACAATGTGTGTCACATCTCCCTCAGGCGCATACAGGGGTACACGCTGCGCAAACCGGTTACGTTGCGATCTCAGAACGTAAGCAACAGTGAAGCCCATCACAGTGCGGGAAGAACCCCGGCTCTCGCCCGGATTAAACAATGAACCGGCCTGGAGCTGACAGCCCTGGGGGGTTTGGGGGGTCTACATATAGGCCCTGGTCTCAGGGGGCCCAACCTAGCTAGCTTGTCTACAGCCCTACTTGTTTACAACCCCTTCGGGAATACAAGGTGTATATAGAGCTAGACAACCTACCTACTTACCCCCTTAAGGGGGGCTTACCTATAAACAGGTAACTAGCTAGGCAAGCAGGTTACTCCCCCTTCGGGGGTACATGATCTTCTCTTCTACCGAAGAGATTCAGGTAAGACGCGCGCTCAGGCGCGTGCATCGCGGGATAGCTCAGAGGCAGAGCAACAGCTTCATACGCTGAAGGTCACCGGTTCGACCCCGGTTCCCGCTACGGAATACACCGCACCCGGCTTAGTCGGCTGGCGAAGGTGGGCAACAGGCTAGCTGACAGATGGATTGTCCGGGTTCCTAAGTACGAGGATTGACTACCTCCGAAAGAGAACCCTGTGAGGCGGGTTCGATTCCCGCCCTAGCCGCAACCCGAGTTGAGAAGCTGAGCAACATCTCGACTCTCAACCCCGAAACTTGACGTTTCCATGTACAGCTAGGTAACCCAAGTTCTCAGACAGCAACCCTGTAGTGCTGTCCCTCGCTGTACCGCCTCGCATAGTCGCGCTGTTACCGGCTTCTGTGCGGGGCTTCATTCTTGCCCTGGTTCTCTAGGGTTTAGCCGACATGGTGAAACAGGCAGACACAGCTGACTTAAAATCAGCCGCCCTCACGGGCTTACCGGTTCGAATCCGGTTGTCGGTACTTGATATAGGAAGCCCTCTAAGAAGGGGCTACCTCGGTTAGTAGACGGGTATACCAAACCTAGGGTTAGGGGCTTCACGGGACAGGCAGGCGGGTTAAATGGGGAATCAGCAGTACTGCTCTAAAGGTCATCCCTGGAGCCCAGAGAATACGATCTTACGAGCCAACGGGGCTAGGCGTTGCCGGGAGTGTGCAAGGGCCTATGACCGGGGGTATCAGAAGACCACCCGTGCATACGCCCCGTGGAAGACTCCGGAGTATCGGGCTAACAGGGCTGTAGTCCTCAGGCAGTCAGCCCCGTACTGTGCGCTCTGCGGTCTATGGGTAGACAAGGGCCTGTCAGGGCGTGACCCTGCTGGGCCAAGCGTTGACCACATCATCCCTGTATCTGCTGGTGGCAGCCATGACCTAGCCAACCTCACCCTAGTTCACGCTCGATGCAACAGTAAGAAGCAGAATAAGACCAGCTCAGAGGTTCGGCCTTCACGGTCAACCCGAGAATGGTAAACGTTTATGCAGGTCAGAGGGCCGGGAGCCTGGGCCGGCCCGGGGGTACCTCTGGGACGTGAATCTGCCCCCCTACATCCCGCCTCCCCCATGAAACTATCTCTCCCCGTCTCGTTTTAACCCGCTCAGCTGCTTCGGAGGGAGTGAGGCCGGTATGTCTGACCAGCAGGAAAGCCGTATGACGCAAGCTGCGGCTACGGGGGACCCGTTGACTATGCTGCTGACACTCCGAGACATGCTCGCTGAGCGGTTCGATAAGGCTTCCCCTCGCGACTCTGCCGCGCTTGCCCGACAGCTCCAGCTTGTAGCTGAGAGCATTACCCGGCTTCAGGCAGGGGATGACATGTCCGACGACAAGCTAGCCTCTCTGCTGAACAGTTGGGAGGCGGAGTAAGGAGGTTCCATGTCCAACAGGATTCGGCTTCAGCCGACCCTTTACGGCTTGGAAACTCCAGGCGGGATCATCGGGCTACAAGAAGCGCCTTTGCGGGTTGTGTCTCCGTACATCAAGACCTTTGGTCCTAAGGCTGTCGAGTTCTGTTCTGTGATCGGAATGAACCTTGACCCTTGGCAAGGCGGCTTCTTCAGGGACACGCTAGGGGTTCGGGAAAACGGGTTATGGGCTGCCCGTAACGTCGGACTCGTTGTTGCGAGGCAGAACGGCAAATCAGAGTTAGCGGCTGCCCGAATCATTATCGGCTTGTTCGTTCTGAAAGAGCGTCTGATTATTTACAGCGCTCACAGGTCCGATACTGCTCACGAGATTTTCCAGCGTGTTCAAGAGATTATCGAGAACAGTCCTGAGTTGAAGCGGCGTACCCGCCATATCCGGAAGACCAACGGTCAAGAGAGCGTCATTACCAAGGACGGTTGCCGGGTTCAGTTCCGAACCCGCGTCAAGAACGCTGGGCGCGGCTTCTCTTGTGACTGCTTGATTCTTGATGAGGCTATGGACCTTGACCGAGGTTTCATCGGCGATGTGTACCCGGTCGTTAGCGCGAGAAAGAACCCGCAAGTGATCTTTATGGGGTCCGCTGGTTCCCCTGAGTCTCTGGCTTTCGGAGACGCTAGGGAACGTGCCCTAGGGGAAGACCCTGGGTTGATGACTTGGCTTGAGTGGGCTGCCGTGGTCTGTACAAGCGACTGCAAAGCGGAATGCTCCGAGCATGACCGGCGGGACGCTCCCGAGACCTACGCCAAGGCGAACCCGGCTTACGGAGTCAGGATCTCGCATGAAGCCGTTGAGGATGACCGCCGGACCCTTGCCCCTGAAGAGTTCTTGATTGAGCGGCTGTCGGTTGGCGACTGGCCTAGCGAGGTAGCCGATTACGGCGTCATTCCTCGCGAGGCTTGGGAGCGGCAAGGGAACGGGCTTGACCCGGTTGGCGAACTGGTTTTCGCTCTTACCGTCTCGCCTGACCGAACGTCAGCGGCTATCGCGGTAGCTGGGTTCTCCGATCCTTCACAGACCAGGCTGACAGTCCAACTGACGGCTGGGGAATCGCTTGACCATAGAGCGGGTACCCGTTGGGTGTTAGCGCGGCTGCTGGAGCTGTGGGAGAAGTGGAACCCGGCTGCAATCGTGATCGATACCCAAGGGCAGGCTTCCACGTTCATTCCGGACCTTGAGGACAACGACGTTCGAGTCATCAGCCCTAAGGCCCTGGAGTACGCCCAAGCGTGTGCTGACCTCAGGGTGGGTGTGGTTGGGGCTGAAGGCGAACCGCCCAGCATCTTCCACGCCGACCAGCTCGAACTATCGAATGCTGTTGCGGGAGCCGGAAAGCGGAACCTTGCGGGGCTCTGGGCTTGGGCGAGAGCCTACGTCTCAGCGGACATTATCGCCCTGGAGGCCAGCACGCTTGCTGTGTGGGGTTTGAAGCAGGTATCCCGTGAGGGAACCGTTAAAGACAGTTGGCTCTTGTAGATATGGAAGGTGGTGACAGTGGGATTCTTTAAGCGGTTATTCGGTTTGGAAGAGCGAGCTAGTCTTCCGCTGTCCTATCAGAAGTGGAAAGACCAGTACGTCTTATACGGGAACCGGAACGTGAACGGATTCTCTCTCAACACTGAGGGTGTGCCTAACGATTTCGAGCTGTACGCCTCCAGATTCTATAAGGGCTCTGGGGTGGTTTTCTCGGTTGCTCAGGTCCGTATGCGCACCTTTAGTCAGGTGACGTTTAAGTGGAGACCCTTAGACGCGCAAAGCGTCACACACTCGCTGTTCGGTTCCCGTGAACTCGAAATCTTAGAAAACCCTTGGCCTGGAGGCCGAACGGGTGACCTGTTAGCTAGGGCTATTCAAGACGTTGACATTGCCGGAAACTTCTACGCTGTGCGCGAGTTAGGCAGTGACGGTAAGCCGCGTTTGCGTAGGCTCCGCCCTGACTGGGTTGACATCGTCCTGACAGCCGACCCTGACAAAGCCGTGAAGTCTGACGTTGTCGGGTATCGGTTCTATCCCGGGGGTTACGGCTCAGGTGTTGACCCGCAAGACTACGTGGTTGAGGAAGTCTGTCACTGGGCACCAATCCCAGACCCCATAGCACAGTATCGGGGTATGTCATGGCTAACCCCGATCCTGAATGACATCTTCATTGATGAAAGCTCAAACCGGCATAAGGTTTCCTTCTTCCGCCGTGGTGCGCAGCTGTCAACCATCTTCATGATGGATAAGGGTGTGACGCGGGAGCAAACCCGCGAATGGCGGGATGAAATGCTCGGTAACCACGCTGGGGCTGACAACGCTTTTAAGCCTTTGTTCCTAGGCGGAGGTTCTGACGTCAAGGTGTTAGAAGTCGACTTCAGCAAAATGGACTTGAAGACCATTAGCGGCACGGCTGAGACGCATATTGCGGCTGCTGCTGGGGTTCACCCTACGGTTGTCGGGCTATCGGAAGGTCTTGCCGGTAGCTCACTTAACGCGGGAAATTTCGGGGTAGCTAATCGGGGTTTTATCAACGGAACCATGCACCCTCTCTGGCAATCGTTCAGCGACGCGTTAGAAACCGTGGTTGACAAGCCTAAGGCACGACGGGGCAAGGATAGGGCGGTTAGGCTCTGGTATTCCGATGCTGACGTAAGCATGTTGAATGATGACCGCAAAGAGAAAGCGGAAATCATGTCTAACGATGCAACGACTATTAACACCCTTGTTAGGGAAGGTTGGACTCCGGACTCAGCTAAGCAGTATGTAATCACTGGCAACGTTGACAGCCTGAAGCACTCCGGCCGTGTGTCAGTTCAGCTGTACTTGCCTGGAGAAACCAAGGAACCTAACACGGATAGCACGTCAGCGAGCAAGACTGACAGCGCTACTGACGAACCTCAGGAGGATGACAGCGATGGATAACGAGACCCGCTTTTACCGCGCGCTGTCATCTGAGGTTCGCTTCAATGTTGACGCTGACGGCAAGCGACACATGACAGGCTATTTCAGTGTCACTAACACGCCGTACGAGATTCACTCGATGCGAGAAGGCCGGTTCTTAGAGACCATTGCCTCAGGTGCGTTCACTGAAACGCTGTTACATGACCGTTCTGACATCAAGGTGTTGTTAGAGCATGGGCATGACCCGACGGTTGCGGACAAGCCGCTAGGCCGGATTGTCGAGCTGTCCGAGGATGAGCGCGGCGCGCGGTATGACGTTGAGCTGCTGGATACCTCTTACGTGCGTGACCTGATTCCCGCCCTTGAGGCTGGCATCTATTCGGCTAGCTTCCGGTTCTCGGTTGCCGATAACGGCGAGACCTGGAATGAACAGCCTGAGCGCTCTGAGCGCAACCCTAACGGGATTCCAGAGCGGACCATTACCCGACTTAACGTCATGGAGTTTGGTCCGGTCTTGTGGCCTGCTAACCCTGCCGCTACTGCTAGCGTCCGTAGCTTAAATGACAAGTTTGACGCTCCGATTCTGGAGCGTGCAAAGCACACTGAAAGCCGAAGGGTTGAAGTGGAACCGGCTCAGGAAGACGTGACGTCTCCTAGGTCTGGAGTTCCTACCAGTGAAGCCTCAGAGGTGCGCGACAGCAAGAACACATCGAACAAGGAAGGTTCCCGCATGTTCCGAACTGTGGAGGAACGGCGCGCGCGTCTGGGTCAGATTGCGGAGCGCCTGAAGGTCATGACCGATGAGCACCAGGAAGCTTCGTTACCTGAGGCTGAGCAGGCAGAGTATGAGCAGCTGCGTTCTGAGGCCGAGGGCCTGGAGCAGGCCAACCACGAGGTTGAAGAGCGACGGGCGTTAGTGTCTCGACTGGCGGACGCTGGGCGGGTTGAGTCGGTGCGCTCTGGCCCTGCTGTCCACACCAAGACCGCCATCTATGACCCTGCCGAGATTCGCAAGAACGCGTCTGGCGTTGAGTCTGAGCGTCGTCTGATGCTGGAGAACTCAGAGCGCATTATTGAGCGAGCCGACTACTCCGCTTCTAACGATGACGCTGCGGCCAAGGCTCAGGTTGTCAACGTGCTTCGCTACAGCGACAAGCAGGGGGCTTTAGCCCGCCGCGTCGCGCTCACGGCGTCTCCCGAGTACCGGCGGGCTTTCGGCAAGTGGGTTGCCAGTGAATACCTGGAGCCCGAAGAGCAGCGCGCTATGGCCCTTGGTACCGACGTTGACGGCGGTTTCGGTGTCCCCCATGAGCTTGACCCCACCATCATTCTTACCTCAGGTGGCGCGATCAACCCCCTTCGGGATATCGCGCGGGTTGAGCGGATCGTTGGTAAGACGCTTCAGCTGGTCACTTCTGCTGGCGTCAAGGTCACCCGGCACACGGGCACTGGTGAAGGCGTTCCGACCGTTGACGGCACTCCGAAGTTCGCTCGCGAGGAGTTCAACACGGGCCGCGTCTCCGCTTACCTTGAGGAGACGATCGAGATTGAGGCTGCCTATTCCGGGCTTGACGCTCAGCTCACCCGGGCGCTGATGGAGGCGAAGGAAGAGGAAGAGGCGCTGACTTTCGTCACTGCGGCTGGCGACGGTTTAACCAACGGCGTTCAGGGCCTGAACACCCTGAACGGGCTTGGTTCCCTGATCGATGTTGCGGCTAAGGGCACGCTCACCTATAGCGATGTGTTTGCGCTTGACAACGCGCTTAAGCCGCGCCACCGCCGTAACGCTGTCTGGCTGGCGAACAACACCACGTACAACAAGATCCGGTTGATTGACGAGAACTCCGGCGGTGACCTTTGGTCCGGCCGTCAGGGTGGCCGTCCCGCCACGCTCAACGAACATGACGCTATCGAGCTGAGCGAGCTTTTCTCTCAGGGTGGTTCGACTACCGCGCCGTTCCTGCTGTACGGGGACTTTCAGAAGTACTGCATTGTTGACCGTATCGGTATGGTCATGGATCGTGTGCCGGTCGCTATCGACCCGGTTACGGGTACCCCGAACGGGAAGCGAGGTCTTGCGGCTTTCTGGTGGAACGGTGGTGGCTTCATTGACCCTGCCGCTTTCAAGGGTCTGAAGGATGACGGGGCTTAGAGCGGTTGAGGGAGCGTCTTCAAGGGCGCTCCCTCTCTTGATTGGGGAAGACATGGCGCGAGAAATCTATAAGGCTAAGTCCAGCTTCGTTGCCGACGTTGACGGGATTCAGATCACGGTCAAGAAGGGCGACACCGTGCGAGGGGGTCACCCGGTCATCAAGGGCCGTGAAAGCTTGTTCGAGCCGTTCACGGTCCGGTTTGAGAACACGTCTGCTCCGCGGGGTCGCCGTCAGGAAGACGACTAGGGGCCGGTCATGGCGCTTCAGGAATACACCGACCTCGCAACCATGCGAACCTATCTAGGGCTGAACGCTGCTACACAGTTTGACAGCCTCTTACAGGACGCGATTACCAGCGGCTCGCGTGAGGTTGATAAGCGGTGTAACCGCTACTTCGGCCGTGAGGCTGCTGTCAGCTCTCGAACTTTTGATGTTGAAGCGAGCGGCATTCTGTTCGTTGACGACATTGCCGAGCCTGAGCCGATTGAGGTTTCAGGACTGACAGGGTTCTTAGCGTTACCCCGTAACGGGGTTGTTGACGGGATTACGGGTCATCCGATTACCCGGCTTAAGTCTCCATACTTCTGCGAAGGTGACAGTGTCACTGTGACAGCGGTTTGGGGTTGGCCTGATGTTCCTGAGGTTGTCAGAGAAGCTTGCAAGATGATTGCGGCAGAAACCTTTATGCAAAAGGACACGCCGCTAGGCATTAAGAGCATGGATGAGTTTGGTTCGGTCCGTCTCCGAGAACGTCAGCATATTAGAGACAAGCTGAGCCTGTATACCAAGTATCGGATTGTGGGGATGTAGCCGGCTCATGTTGATTAGTATTCGAGCGGCTATTGCTGCGATCATCCAAGAAGCCCGACCGGATATGAATGCTTACGGGACGGTTCCGGGCGTGCCTCAGGTTCCGGCGGTTGTTGTTGCCCCTGCCGCTAACCCCACAGCGGTCTTTGATGTGGCTATGGGTGTAACGGCCGGACGCTGGTTCTTAGACATCTATGTCCTGATGCCCTACACCGAACAGGATTCGGGGCAGACAGCGTTAGACGCACTGCTTGACCCGCTGGAGCCTGACAGCGTGGTGAGCGCGCTCCGCACCAACTACACGCTCAACGGCACGGCGACTGACTCTAACGTCACTGGCATCAAGAACTATGGCGGAACGTTCGAGTCTGCTTCGATTCAGCACATCGGGGCTGTCATCACGTTAGAGGTGCTGCCGTGTTAAGGAAATACCGAGTGACCGGAAAGCTTCGGGTGCTCCAGCATGAACCGGGAACCGTGTTTGAAGCGGACTTCCCCAGAGACCAGGAAAAGCGACTCACAGCCGCCGGTCATCTCGCGGCTGTAAAGGAGGTGAAGAAGAATGGCGAAGATCATTCTTAAGGATTGCTTCATCGAACTTGACGCAATCGACTTAACCAATAACGTCCGCTCCGTAGAAGTCAACTTATCTAAGGCCAACGTTGACGCTTCTACGATGGGCGGCCAAGACATTATGCACGGCCGGGAACAGTCGTCGTTTACGATCAACTGGGCTCAGTCATTCGAGCCGGGCGAAGTTGACGAAACGCTGTATGGGCATTGGTCCGCTGAGACTGCGTTCAAGGTTACGGTGCGCCCGAAGAAAGCTCAGGTGGTGAGCGCTTCTAACCCGGAGTACTCCGGCATGGTGAAGCTGCTTGAGTACATCGCGATTGGTGGCGCTGCTGGAGACCTTGCCGAAACCTCAACCACGTTGCCTGTGGTTGGCGGGATTGCGCGTGACGTAACCGTATAAGGGGTCGGGCATGGTTCTTGTAGTCCGCTTAGAGGATAAAGGCGCTTTCCGCTCTGCCGCTGCGCAGTTGAAGAGCATGGACAAGTCTCTAACCCGTGACCTCCAGCTTGTATTACGCCGTGAGGTACAACCCGTTATGGCAAAGCAGCGGGCTTTAGTGCGGTCGATGCCAGTCAAGGGACTAAGCGGCAGTTCCGGTCTCAGGCGTGCTGCCGCTCGCAGCGTCAAGCTGAAGCTAGCTGCGGTGTCTAAGCCTCAGATGCGCATTGTGACAACCATGTCTGACGCTGCCTTAGCGTTCGCCCCTCGCGGTCTTGACACGCGCTTTCGGGGCTGGCGTGCTCCCCTCTTCGGCAATCGACATTCGTGGCACCAACACAAGATGACTGGCCCTTCATGGTTTATCGGTCCGGCTTCCGAAGCTCAGCCACGTGTCCAGATTGCTGTTATCCGAACGTTGAACAGCACCGCTGAAGAGATTTCTACTAAAGCAACCCGGTTGAGAGGTTAAACCCATGGCTTACATTACTGCTGATTCTATTCTGTCCGCTGAAGACCGCGAGGTTACCGAAGTTGCGGCTCCCGAGTGGGGCGGTACCGCTCGCTTAATGGCTATGACGGGTGATGACCGGGACAAGTTTGAAGCGCACATCTCAGCTGGCAAGGCGGATGGCACTATCAACGTTATTGGCATTCGAGCTAAGTTGGTTGGCCTGTGTCTCGTTGATGAGTCGGATAAGCGTATCTTCTCAGATGATGCGTTACGGAAGCTTGGCAAGAAGAGCGCGAAGGTCTTAGGCAGGCTCTTTGATGAGTGCGTGAAGCTGAACGGCATCAGCAAGGAGGATGAGGCGGAACTTCTCGAAAATTTCGACTCCGACCCGAACGAGGTCTCTACCATCGATTAGCCCTCAAGTTCGGGATGCCGGTTCGGGTACTGCTGCAAACCATGTCCAGCCGGGAACTCTCCGAGTGGCGAGCCTACGAACGTTTTTACGGCCCGGTTGACCGAAGCTATGACTCTGAGATGCTAGCGCAGATACACGAGCTGCTTCAGGTGTTGATTCAGGTTACGGTCCGGGTGAACGGTGGTGAGGGCTGGGAGCCTAAGCCGGTTCCCCGGCCTTGGTGGACTCCGCCGGTAGCGGAGGAAACCGAAGAGCAGTATCAGACGCGGTTAGCGCGTGACCTGAAAATGTTTGACGCAGAGCTAAGCCGAGAGGGATAAGAGGTTCCGATATGGCGGTTACTACTTCTCTCGGTTTCAGTATCTTCACAACTTACAAGGGTGACGGTGCACGTAAGGCTAAGAAGGATCTTGATTCGGTTGCGGACACGACTAAGGATGTCGGCAAGGCTGCTGTTGCGGCGTTCGGGGCTGCTACTGCCGCTGTCGGGTTATGGGCTGCTTCAGCCTTAACCGCTGGTCTTGCTTCCAACGCGCTCCAGCAGCGAACCAACATGGCGCTTGAAACCATGTTAGGGAGCGTCAAGGCTTCCCGTTCTCAGATGGAAGCGTTACGAGAGTTTGCCGCTGAGTCGCCCATCTCTATGCCGGTTTGGATTCGCGCGCAACAGCAGATGCTAGCTTTCGGTATCGAGACTGGCAAAGTCATTCCTATGCTTGGCGCTGTGCAAGACGCTGTGGTTGCCGCTGGCGGCACCGAGGAGGAAATCCAGGGTGCGGTTAGGGCTCTCTCTCAGATGGCGTCTAAGGGCAAGCTCAGCGCTGAAGAGCTGAACCAGTTGGGTGAACGCGGCATTGACGCGGCTGGCGTGGTCGCTACCGCTTTCGGCACGACTTCGGCTGATATTCGAGCCCAGATTGAAGAAGGCTCGTTAGCTGTTGATGACTTTTTCGACGGGTTCATTCGAGGCTCAGAGATTGCTTATGCTGGAGCAGCTGAGAACCTTCGAAATACCTTCACGGGCACAATTGACCGGTTGAAGGGCGCTACTAGGCGTATCGGTGAAATCTTCGCTACGCCCTTGGTTGACCCCAATGGCGGAGGTGCTTTAGTCGAGCTGGGCAATGCCGTAGCCGACATGATGAAAGATTTCGAGAACGCGGCACGGCCCTTCGCTAACGAGATGAGCAACGCGGTTGCTCCAGCAGTCGACCGGACATCTGACGCTATCCGAGATTTTGGGAATTCCCTGTCTACGGAAAAGCTTCGGGAATGGGTGGGAGCCTTAGAGGTTGGCCTACCGATTATCAGCGCTACCGGTGCGGCCTTAACAGCAAAGCTCGCAGCTGGAGCGTTAGGGGCAATCCCGGGGCTTGGGGGCCTTGCGGCAGCTATCAGCCCTGTAGCGGCTGGTATCGCTGCTCTCGCGGCTACCTCCCCTGAGCTGCAATCCGCGCTTGGGGCTGTAGGTAGCGCTGCTGGGCCGCTCATTCCGGTAGCGACTGACCTTGCCCTGATTACGGCACGCGTCCTTACCCCAGCTGTTGCCGCTGCTGCTTCCGTCCTGGAGCTTGCGGCAACGGTCGTTGAGTTCCTTGGTGACAACATCCTGATTACTTCAATCGTTGCTGGCACTCTGGCGGTTGGGGTCGGGGTTCTGACCTTCATGATGGGCGCTGCCGCTTTAGGCGTTACCGGCCTTCAGCTAGCGGTCTTCATGCTCCGCAATATGATGATGTCACTTCATGCGGTACTCATGGCAAACCCGTTCTTAGCTGTCGCTACTGCGGTTGTCGCGCTTGGCGCTGTATTCGTTGCTTTGGCTCAGCATTCCGATGCTGCGGCTAAGGCGAATGACCGGATTCAGGCTTCCCTGTCAAACATGGAAGCCGGTATCTCCAACAGCTCAGACAACATTGCTGAAGACATGGACACGCTCATTTCTAGTATGGAAATGCGTGACCTTGGCGATTTGGGATGGGAATCCTTAGACACTTCTTTCAGTGACCTTGGCAAAGCGATCAAGGGCGAGCTTGGCCCTGCCACTGAAGATGTTGAAGCTTTTACGGCAGCGACAGACCGTATTGACGGCATGTTGGCAGATATGGTTCTGGAAGGAACCAGTGCTGAACGCGCGCTCTATCTACTCCGCTCTGAACTTGGCATTACTGATGAGCAGCTAGAAGAGCTTGCTCCGAATCTTGACGACTTCAACGCGGTAGTTGAGGAAGCCGAGAGCGCGCAACTTCAGTTTGAGGCGGCTACCTCAGCGGCTACCGTCGCCTTGGTTGCTCAAGCGGAAGAGTTGCGCGCACAGAATGATCCTTTGTTCGCTCTGGTTAAGGCTCAGCAAGATTTGCAGGCCGCTCAGGACGCGGTTACCGAGGCTATCAACGAGTATGGGGTTGAAAGTGATGAGGCTAAGGCCGCTTCACTAGAAGCTGCTGCGGCGTTGCTGACCTACACTGATGCTGGAGCGGAAGCGGCTGAGCTATTAGGCAGCGAGCTAACCCCTGGGTTCCTCGCTGCCGCTGAAGCGGCTGGATTCACTGACGAACTTGTTGGGTTGCTGGCTGGGCAAGTTCATGATGCTACGCAAGAGTTCCAAGATTTCGCTGATGATTATGAAGCCTCGGTTTCCGTTACTGGTATCAACTCTGCCCTGACTGCCGCTCAGAACATGCAGCGACAGTTAGACGCTATTGACCGTACGGTCACTATCAGTTTCGAGTACGAGAACTTCACGCCTATCAACGGGATTGCGATTCCTAAGGCATTGGGTGGTCCGGTTGTCGGGCCGGGCACGGGAACGTCAGACAGTATCCCGGCAAGGCTCTCTAACGGCGAGTTTGTTGTTACTGCTAGCCGGGTTCAGTCTATTGGTGGTTTCGGAGCGGTTGAACATCTGCTGCGAGGCGCTACCGGCTACGCCAACGGCGGACCAGTGACACGAGCAAGGCCGCATCTTAAGGACGCGGGTTCAGTTCGGTTCTATCCGATTGGGCACGCTCCGGTTGCCTTTCACTTCCATGGGCCTGTTGCCGACAGGCGCGCCGCTGAAGACATGGTTGTTCAGGGCTATCAGGATGCCGTACGCAAGGGCAGGATTCCAAGACGCTAAAGAAGGGTGAGCCCATGGCAAACCGCGCACCAACCTACAAGACCTACGTTGACTGGCATGGGCACGGTGGGCTCACCCTTGGGCTAGACAACTGGGATGCTGTCGGATCACTCTCCGGTGGTCTTACCGAAGATGCCTCGCAGGCGTATCACGGCGACACGTCCTTACGCACATCCTGGGATGCGATCACAGACGGGGCTTTCAAGCAACGGGTAGGGCGCAGCTATACCGAGCCCAAAGCAACGGCATACACCTTGAGTGTCTGGGTGATGGTTCCGGCGGGTTCGCCTGACGTTGAGGTTGCCGCAAGGACCAGCGATGGCGGCAGCGCTCTCGTCTCTTCGGTTGTCACGGTCAAGGGGGCTTGGAGCCGCATAGACCTGGAGCTGAGCACTACGGCAGGCGCTTCCTGGGTCACAGCGCACCCGGCCACGGATGAGGCCGGAACGGCGTATGTCGGCTGGCTCAGGCTCACGTCTCCACTAGACGACATCTCCGCTGACGTGCTGATGAATCGAACCGTGCCCAGCATCGTATACGGGCGAGACTCCGCGCGCGACCTCTCCGAGATTCGCACGGGTGCGGTTGGGCTAGAGCTGCATAACAAGTCACAGAAGTACACGCCTGACAATCCTGGTTCACCGCTGGCTGATCTGCTCCGCCCGAACCGGCAAGTCCTCATGACCGCTGAACATGACAGCAGGCTGTACACGCTGTATATCGGCTACTCAGACGACTATGTGTTAGACGCGGGGCTCAACGCCCAATCGGTCTACATGTCGTGCTCAGACCTGTTGGCGCGCTTGAACACTATCGAGATTCACACGAGGCTGTTTCCCTCTATCCGAACTGGCGGAGCGGTCTTTCAGATCCTCTCTACGGCAGGCATTTCGACATTCGATTCCGCGCTAGTGAACCAGATTGATTCAGGCGCAACCGTGTTGCGCTGGTGGTCAGCTAGTGGTGTGACAGCGCTTCAGGCGCTCAACGACATTGTGAAAGCGGAGGGTCCCCCATCGCTGTACACGGTCGGCATCAACGGGAAGCTGATCTTCCGTGACAGGCTCCACAGACAGCGTGCCGCGTATCCGACTGTCGCCACAACCCGGCTTGTCGGGAACGATGCGCCTGGAGCGTTCGCGCTCCGGGACGGGTCGGCTGTGGATTACGGCTGGAGCAGCGTAGGCAACTCGGTTCAGGTCCGGTACGCGCGCAAGGAAGTCAGCGGGAAGTACTCCACGGTGTGGTCACAGAGCGGCGATACCTCGTGGGGTGACGAGAACGTTCTTTCGGGCAATCGGACCACCTTCACGGGCACCGTGTCGACCGGGTACTTCGATGCGCAATCCCCGGTTCAGGGAAGGCTCACGTTCACAGAGAATGTAGGCCCTGAGGAAACCAACGTCGTTTCAGGTGTTGAACCTGATGACGCTGACTATGTACTCGTCAACGGCAACGTGAGCGTGTATTCCCGGACCTTGTCAGGAACTCGGATGGAAGTTTCCTTCCGTGACTTGACTACGGGAGCGGGTTCAACTTCTACGATCCGTGACATGAGTATCCGCGCTAAAGCGGTTGTCTCAGAAGAAGCGGTCATCACCAAGGATGATGCTATCTCGGCTGCCGAATACGGCAGCGTGAAAACCCTTGACCTAAACCTTGGCCCTGTCACCCAAGCCGACGCTGAAGCTATTGCAACGCTCGTACTTCGGAAGCGGTCGTTACGGCGTCCTACCATCTCCGCTGTCTTACAGAACAGCGATAGCGGCTATACCGCTATGCAGTTACGGCAAGACCTGTCCGGCCTCGTTCGCGTATCCGTACCACAATGGCACATTGACGCTGACTTCTCGATTGAAGGCATTCAGCATGTTCTTGGAGAAGAAGGCAAGAACCATCGAACAGTCCTGCACTTGGAACAGGTAAGCCCGGTAACACTTGGCGCTCCGTTTACGTTCGATGTTGAGGGACAGGGTTTCGGTGACGGGGTTTTCTCTACCGGCACCATGAACGCTACTAACGTCTTCATCCTTGGCTCTTCAATGCTCAACAGCACTGACCTACTCACCTATTAAGGGGTTCTCATGGATGGATTTGTCTACGTTAACCACGGGCGAGTGATTGTCGATTGCCCCGCTGAATGCGGCAGCGCCTACAAGATCGTTCCAGGACAGACACAGCAGCTTTGCAACGCGGCTGGCGGCTGCACTGCCCTGTTTAGCCTCGTGATTCCTGTGAACCTCGCGGATCTGGTTACCGAGTTAGATAAGCGGCCTAAACCGCAGACACGGAACTGGTTCCCTGAGGGGCACTCGTTGGCGCTCCGCGCGAACCTGCCGCAAGGCCAGACGGTAGAAGACCTTCGGGCAGAGTTTGAGCTGATGATGGGAGCGGCGGAGTAGTGGTCTGGAATACTCCCATGACTGCGGTTGCGAACGCGCCGTTCACCGCAGCCGATTTCAACGTCTACGTGCGCGACAACTTGTTAGAAACTGCGGCTGCTAAAGCCACCGGTGTTGGCAGGTATTTCGTTGCTACCGGGCCGAACGCGATTGCGGAGCGGCAGGCCGGACAGAGCACCGCGTCAACCGAGCTGAGCACCACGTCAACAAACTACGTTGAGTTGAGCGGAGGGCCGACGGTTTCGGCTGTCACAGGCACTAGCGCCCTAGTGGCGGTTACCGCCCGGATTACTAACAGCACTACCGGCTCAGCCTCGTACGCCTCGTACGCTGTGAGCGGTGCAACTACGGTAACCGCCAACGATTCCCGGGGAATCCGTATCGAGAAGGCAGGGGCAGACTATGACCGGGTTTCCATGGTGCGCTTAGCAACCGGCCTGACAGTCGGAACGAACGTCTTCACGATGCAATACCGGGTTGGCGCTGGGGAAGGCTTCTTCTCGCAGCGTGAGTTGACTGTGGTTCCGTTCTAAGGGATTTCGATGGTTTGGACTGCCCCGATTACTTGGGAAGATGGGGACCCTTTAACGGCTGCCCAGTTGAACAACTTTGTTCGGAACAACTTCTTAGAGACTGAAGTCAGTAAGGCAACCACGGCTAGCCGGCTCATCACTACTGCTGGCATGAACGCCGTTCGGGAACAGCAGTGGGCGCGCGGATTCTCGTCTAACGTCGTCACCACCACAGCCCAGTTCCCGACTATCGATGATTCGGAAGATGACACCGAGTTTGGCCCAATCGTAACCGTGGAACACGGCGGCAGGCTTCTCGTTATGTATGACGCTATGATCCTGGTGGCCTCTGGAGCCGCTGAAGCCTTGTACGGCCCTGTCCTGAACGGTCGACTACCCGACTCGTCTATGAACGCGGTCATGTCCGGGCGGAGCACGTACAGCCGTTGCGGGGCTTGGACGCTTATGGAAGCGGAACCGGGGTTAGCCACAATCACGATGGCGTATGGGGTATCCGGTTCTGAATCTACTGCTAGGTATTCGTTGCGTCGCTTAACAGTCCTGCCGTTTTAGGAGGTGCTTAGGTGGCTTGGAATGTGCCGTTAACCTTCGCAAGCAACAGCGTCCTTGACGCAACATCCCTCAACCTGATGTTGCGGGACAACATGAACGAGACTGCCCCTGCTAAGGCCAGCAAGACCGGAACCTATTTTGCGTCGAGCGCTACTAATACGATTACGGAGTATCAGCCGCTTACCGCTGTAGCGGATGGCAACTTGAGCGTCACTTCAACCACGTACGTTAGCGGTTACGGTCCCTCGTTGACCTTCCGCTGCGGCGGACAGTTCCTAGTGATGTGGTCCGTTCGCCTCAAAGCGTCTACCGGTATTGCCTCGTGTTGCCCCGCTACTTCGGTTTCTGGCACTGTCCAGGAAGCGGCTGCGGATTATCTCGCGGTACGGAACGAGGGCAACTCGCAATATCGAATGCGGTTGAGTTCCTGCCATCTGTATGTAAGCCACCCGGCTAACACGCTTATCAAGGTTGACCTTCAGTACCGCACGAGCGGTACCACGGCTGCATTCGGACAACGCTCACTTATCGTCTTACCGCTTTAAGGATTCCCTCTCATGGCTTGGAGCACCCCGAAAACTTGGACAGCGGAAACGCCACTCACGGCGGCAGAGCTGAACTTCCAAGTCAGAGACAACCTGTTAGAGACTGCCCCTGCCAAAGCAACGAACGCTAGCGGCTATGGGGAATGGCTGGTTACGGCAGGGCCGAACCAGGTTGCCATGCGGCGTATTGTCCGCACGTACTACACCGACGCGGAAGCCCCGCTGACTACTAGCAGCACCACACCAGATTTCTTGCCGTCGGTGTTTCCGATCAGGGTTGCCGTAGCTCACGGCGGTGCGGTACTGATTTTCTGGTCTGCGAGCATGAAGTCAAGCGACAGCTTGATATTTTGCGGCCCTGAGATTGAGCGCCAAGTTGCGGCTACAACGAATAACGCTATTTGGCATTCGAGTACTTCACTTGTCCGCTACGGGGCTCACTCGCTCCACTACGGGTTAAACCCCGGCACAGCAGTTGTCAGGATGAATTTCTGGGTATCCGGTGGTAGTGCGACAACCGGAACATTCAACGATGTTTCACTAGTAGTTGCGGCGCTTTAAGGAGGTGAGAACGTGTCTGAAGAGTATTTCCAGATTCCAGCTTCTGCCGTGGTCGAGAAAGTAGACCGCATCGATACGAACGTGACCAGGCTGTTAGAGCGGCAAGAACGGGACTCAGAAACCCTAGAGGATCACGAGACCCGGTTACGGACGCTTGAGAAGCTGCTGTACCGCGCTGCCCTGCCTGCTGGAGGGCTTGGGCTGGCTGGCGTCCTGGCAGAGATGGTCTCTCGTTGGCTGTCCTAGGGCCTTGCCCTGGGGTGTGTGGGCACATAGGATGCTGACGTGAAACGTGTACACATTGGCCTGATTGCTGGTGCCGTGGTCCTCGCTGCTGGCGTGACCAGCTTCGTTGTCTACGCCTCCCAACCCGAGACCCACACTTGCACTGGCTGGCTGGAGACCAAAGGCTATGACCCGGAAGGCGCTGAATCTCTGATTTGCGTCCTGGGGGACGCTGGAAACTCCGAGCTGACAGAGGAAGAATTCAACAGCTTGGTAACCGGCGGAACGAACCAGCTGGAAGAAGCTGAGGAGAACCTAGAGGACTGAAGCCCTTGGACGTCATCTTAGTTACCGGTCCCCCGTGCGGGGGCAAGACATCGTACGTGCGACAGCACAAGCTTGCCGACGATATCGTTATTGACGCAGACCTCTTAGCCCAAGCTTTAGGCTCCGAGTCCAGCCATGACCACCCAGCCCATTTGAAAGCCCTAGCGTCCCGCCTGAGGGACGTTGCGACTCAGGAAGCCGTGAAGGGACATAGACGGGCTTGGGTGGTCTCTGCGTCCCCCACAGCGGAAGCCAGCATCTTGCACTCAGACAGTGTGTGCGTTGACCCTGGGATTGCTACGTGTATGGCACGTGCTGAGGGTCGACCCCACTGGACACAGGAAGCTATCCGATCTTGGTACGCCAAGCGTGAGCCTGTCTTGCAGCACAAGCGAACTTCAACCCGAACATGGTAAGGAAGCTCTATGAGCAACACTAACCCTCCGAACGATTTCATCACTGATGCGATGTGGCAGTTATGGTTAGCCGTTGACACGGCTATCCCTCAGGTCAAGTTAGGCGGCGTGTATGCCGCTAAGGCTGGCTATCACAACACGCGCAAGGCGAACCAGGCGAAGTGGCCTGGGAACTACTCGATTCAGCTTGACTTAGACAAGCAGGGTCCGGCCGACAAGTCAGCAGCGATTGACCTAACCTTCTCTGCCGCAAGCGATATGCGGAAGTACACCAAGCGGCTTCAGACCGCTATGTTGGCTGGCGACTCGCGGTTAGCGAGCGTCAAAGAGTTTTACGGGACGCTTGACAGCAAGACCGTCTACGGCTTAGGCAAGAAGATCCGAACCAGCGAGCCTTACACGACCAGCGCTGACAGCTCTCATCTTTGGCATCTTCACGTCTCGTTCTTCCGGGCAGACGTTGAGAACTTCAACCGACTGAAGGGCCTGTACGAGGTTCTTACCGGCTCAAGCGCCCCTGAGCCTGCTAAGCCCTCTGTTCCGCCCGTAGAGAAGCCTTCAGGCGGTTCTCAGCCTGCCCCTGGTCCGTACTACACCTTCCCCTTGCCCGCTGGCTTCTACTTCGGCCCGAAGGATGGCGGCAAGAACTCTGTCTCTGGCTACTACGGCCGGAAGTTCAAGAGCAAGACCGACAACGCTTGGTTGAAGCTCTTCGTTGCCCAGCTCGGCAAGAGGGGCTGGAGTGTCGGCAAGGGCAAGCAGTACTTAGGCCGGTACGGCAATGACGGACAGTACGGCTCCGAGTATGCGGCCCTCATCAAGGCTTTTCAGCGTAACCAGGGTTTGAAGGCCGATGGGCTCTTAGGCCCTGCCACCTGGAAGGCCGCTTTCAGCAACCCTGTTGGCTAACAACGAAAGAGAAGAGAGAATCCATGTTCACCAAGCGATTTACCCTCAACATGCTTGAGCGCGTGGCAGGCACGGTCTTAGCTGCTGCGGCTGGCTACGTGGCTACTGCTGAAGACGTGACCTCGCTGGACTGGCGAGCACTGCTCTCAGCGGCCCTTGTGGCTGGTGCCGTGACCCTCGTGAAGGTGCTTGCGTCAACCAACGTTGGCGACTCCGAGAACGGCTCTGTAGTCGAGTAAATAGAGAAGCCCCCACCTTTTCGGGTGGGGGCTTTCTTCATGCTTGAATCCTTAAGGTTTACGAGCCCAATTCACAACGATGGATTGCGGGATGAGCTTTCCCTTAACTCTCGAATAATCAAGGGGAATTAGGGAGCCTTGCCATTCTTGGGGGCTCGTATCGCGGTATCCGATCACCTTAAGCTCAAGGTTTGAGAGAAGCTTGTTTCGCTCCGCCTCATTCGCGCGCTTCCAGACATCGGCGTATTTCTCTCCCGTATGCCGGACTTCCCATCCTGCGGGGCGTTCCGGTAGAGCGGCTAGCGCGTCCCTGCGGTCTTGAAGGCGCTTAAGTCGCTCCAAGTACCCTTTACGGTCGTTGTCGTAAAGTCCTGCGTCAGCTTCTTCACGAACGCCTTCAATCGCTGCGCTAAGCAAGGCAAGCTCTTCCGCGTGATCTTCTCCCGAAACATAGATCCTTTCGGTAACCGGCTCTTCTCCCATTTCGTCTAGGAATAGCGGGAATACGAGAGCATCAATAACGTCTGCGTTGACATTGAAACGGTCTTTGCAGTGAATGTCTCCACACTTGTAGTACCGATATCGTTTGCGTTCTCCTTTAACCATGCGGGAGGCGTGGTTAAGGTACATAGGCGCTTCGCAAACTCCGCAAGCCATCAAACCCCGAAGAGCGTACATTTCCCGTGCCGTGTTACGAGGGTTCTTGTCGTTGTCAAGCGCGTGCTGAAGTTGGTCATACTTCGCTTGGCTAATCAACGGTTCAGCCCACTGAATCGGTAGCCCGTCAGCACCGCGAATAACCCGCCCCTTGTGGGTTCGTTGACCGATTGAGGCAGGCGAACGGAGCACAGCGTTTACGGTTGCCGCAACCCATTTGTGCCCGCGTGGCGAAGTAACCTCTACTTCATTAAGCCGTCTCGCGATTTGATGAAGGGAGAGACCGCCTAGGCGCAGATCGATCATTTCAACCCGATGTTTGGCAGTTTCCGGGTCTACCTCCAGTCGGTATCCTTCTGCGGCCTTGACCTTTTTATATCCGAAGGGGATATGCCCCCCATGCCAGCGGCCAACGGCCCTTAGCTTCATTTGGCTAGACTGTGCGCGCGCCGAGATCATCTCGCGCTCGAACTCCGCAAACGTCGCCATCATTTGAGCCATTGCCCTACCGGCTGGCGTAGACGTGTCGAGTTGGTTGTCTGAGGTAGCGAGGGACTTGCCGTTTTCTTGCGCCCACGCCATGAGCTGAGCAAAGTTGAGCAGGCTACGGGAGTACCTGTCGAGCTTCCAGGCGCAGAAGCCGTCAAAGGGCTGGGGCGGCTCTGTGAGCCACTTGCCGAACCCAGGGCGGTCCCAGGGGGAGACTGACCCTGACACGTCGATGTCGTCGTCAGTCCACGCGATGACGCGGTGTCCCATCATCTCGGCCCACCTGAGGATCGCTTCTTTCTGCCGCTCAATGGATGTGGATTCTTCGGTTGCCATGCTGAGTCTGAGGACTCCTACGATGTCTGCCATGACATGAGCTTAACTCGTGTGTTAATCGTCAATCCAGTGGGCAGCGGCTTCTACCGCACCGACTCGCGGTCCACCGATTCCAGCTCGCTCAGCTCGAACGGCTCCAAGAACGGCGAGAAGAAGGCCGACGCGAAGTCGGAGTCCAAGTCCGGCTCCGATTCGGGTGCGAAGTCGGGTTCGAAGTCCGAGTCGAAGCAGGCCTCCGCGCCGAAGTCCGACTCCGGCAGGGCCGCCAAGGCCGCCTGA